AACAGCTTGGAGTAAACAAGGAAATTATTGATGCGCCACCAACTGATGGACTGTGGGACGACGGAAGAACAGATGAGGATCAGATAGGGGCAACGTATGAAGAGCTTGAATGGGCAATGAATTATTCGGGCGGAACAACCACAGAGAGGCAAGAGGAAGTTTTAAAGATTTACAAAAAGTTCAATTCAGAAAATAAACACAAAATGTTGGATATTCCCGTTTTTTCCGTGAGCGAAAAATTTGTTCCAGCAGGATTTCAATTTGTATAATATGCCAATCTACATCTACAAACATCCCGACAGAGAGGAATACGAAGAAATCCTACAAGGCATGAACGATGAACATGTTTATGAGAAGGATGGCGTCAAATGGGATAGAGTATTCTTGCCCCCAAACACCTGCATAGATGGGGCCATAGATCCTTTTAGCGATAGGCAGTTTTTAGATGCCACAAAAAACAAAAAGGGGACTTACGGAGACATACTTGACTTATCGAGAGAGCAGAGCGAGAAGAGGGCCGCGCAAAGAGGCGGGATTGATCCGATTAAAGAAAAATATTATAAGGACTATTCCGAAGCTAGGGGTGGTGCAAAGCACCCCAAAGAAATAAGGGAAAAGGGCTACGAAAGCAAGAATGTTAAAATCGATTACGATTAAAAAGGAGGATATCTTTTCAGATTAAGATGTTTTAAACTCTTTTCTGTTACGGTATATCCTGTGCTGATTCCCTGTGCTGAATCAACTGATCCGATAAGCCCATTAATGGTAGAAATATATGAATTGTATGCTGGGGATGTAGAGGTGGTATACCAAGAAGTAAGTAAAACGGGTTCCCCATCTATAATGATAAATAGAGGGTTTCCTGAATCTCCCGACTCTAAATCCTCTGCTATCTCATCATATGGAGAGGGGACTAGAGATCCATCAAAATAAGCAATGACCTTCGAGGCTCCTGCTCCCGCTATGGTTACTTGGAAAAATAAGCCCTTTTTTTCATGATCGAAGCCCACACATATTGGTCTACCATTGGAATCTATATTGCCAACCGCATCTCTATCAAAATAACTTTCAAAATCAGAAGGAACAACCTTCACGGGTTTTATGGTCGAAGGTAATGGTGTGTCCAGTAGAGCAACTGAAATATCCGTAGACCCATCAGAAGCTACTCGTATCACATTCCTATGAATCCAAGTTCCATCTGGTTCTACAAACGATATTCCGTCATTGACACTTAATGCAAAGTGCTTGGCCATCACTATGTGTCTTGGCGTAACAGCGGTTGCTCCCCTCATTCTAAAATCCGCTGAAGTTCCAAATCCTCTGTTGTTCCAAACGGAGACTGCTGTAAAATCAATATCCTTGCCCCAAAAAGCGACATTGCGACTGGCATTCCAGCCGCCCGCCTCTAAGTTTCCATTGGGATCAGTGAAGTTCTCTAACATTGAGCCATTTGTGGCCATACTCATTGACGCATCAAAATGTTGGTTAATTTGATCAATTGTATATCCAGCTAGAGACTCCTGCGTGTTTCCTGATATCTGCAAACCCCCTGGGTTGGGAGACACCTCAAATGCAAACGAGGCATTCATGAGCATTAGATCATTTACATCCATGCTATAGTCGTAAGACTGAAGTTTTGCGTCTTCAATTTTGTAGGTAAGAGACTTGCCGCTTGCTTCGAGGGTTAAGTCTAAACTATAACCAGACTCAGACGCAAGGACGCCGCTTGCAAAGCCCGATTCAAAACCTGATACTAAAGAGGAAACGTTGAGGGAGCCGACGGCAGGAAGTAACATTTTTCTTCCGTAAACATAATCGCTTCCTAAGCCATAGGCTGCGTGGCGGCTTACCCCTATATCTAGCTGAACGGACTGCAAGAGATGCCCCTCGCCCAAGGGTTGCCCTCCCACCTGTAAATTTTGAAGGGTTACGGCGCTGCCAGTTTTATTAGGATTCGTAATTACTGGAGCGGAAGCAAATTCCTGAATACCAGATAGAGTCAGTTCGCCTACCTGATTTACGTTGCCACTTGCAAGATTAATAGCTGGCGAACCAACCTTTGTTCCTGTTATGTCCTCATACTGCATATTGCACCCAACAAACTGAGCCTCTACGACAGGAAGCACTCCAACAGCATATGAAAGAGAATAGTTTGTTAAAAAACAATTGCCAACTGAAGCGCATTCATAACCACTAAAGTTAAGGCTATCGCCAGCCGAAAAGCCAGATAAAGCATTGTAGCCCTCCTCTGGTCTGGTAAAAATATAAAAATTTCTAGAAGCGTTCTCAAGACCCGAAAACGCTGCTCGGGAAACAATCGTGTCCGTGGGGCCACTATTTAAATCCGCTAGATTTACCAAACCCTCATTGAAGAATGGGTAACTCGGAACATAACTAATAGACAGACCTACATCAGGTTGTCTATTTAGGGAATTCACAGAATAATAGCGAGAACCTAATTGATTTGAAACAATATGCTCAAGCCCAACGCTAAAGGATGAGTTTTGAACAACTGACATTATTGATCCTGTAGTCACACCAGTGTAAAAAGCATCTGTGGACGCAAGTTGTTCGCAGGCGATAAAAGAATTATTACTTCTAAAAGCGTTGATGGCCATTTTATGTTCCTGTTGGGATTACACCCAAGGGGTCTTCTACAAAAGAAACACTCAGGTCATTTGAATTATAATATTTCCATGTGTGCGTCCACTGCGGACAATAGTAAACCTTTGGCCTGTTGTAAACGCTTGGTATCTGATGTCTAAACCTACGATACCCAGCTTTGTTTTCTAAAAAATGCAGCATCGCCTTTAACTGATGGTCGCTTATATTCGTGAATTGATACTCTACTGGAAACGTGGCAATATTTGTGTTTGTGTTGAATCTTTGAATAAAAGAGTTCTTATAGTCTAACTGGTCGCTCTTTAGATCAACAGATGCGTTTTGGCTTATGTCAGGTTCAAAGAAAAACGCTTGCGACCACACTGTTGACGCGCCCGTGGGGCCATTTGCCACACTTGATGTATGACCCGTAGCGCAGTAATAAAAATTGTTTAATTTATTGCTACTCACTCCTGTATAAACAATATCATACTTCTGGTAAGCTTTTCCACCTTCCCAGTCGGAGCCAGTTGCGTTAGTAAATGTCTGTCCCGACCAGTTCATTAAAGTCGGCGCGGTGTTACAAACAAGATCTGCCTGAACACTCATGTTTTGATTATTGACGAAATCTACAGAATATGAAGGACAGAGACCAGAAACCTCGCGATATATTCCTGAGTTATCAACGTTTAATTCCATCGGAACTGAACCCGACTTACTCTCAAAGAAATTAGCTAATTTTTGCGCGTTTGTTTCGCTAACTGAATACGCGACACTGAAAGTTGCACTCAAGCTATTTAACGAAAGTGGAACCATGTTAAAATAAAAATCATCAGTATCATAACGGTGATTTTTTGCCTCAAATGAAGCTTGCGAACCGTAAGATGGAGTAAGATTTAAATCCGAAAGATCCGCTGGCGCTGTAACGCCCTCAATATTCCTATCGCGGTTGTAAAATAGATCTTCGCTCATGCCGTATGCCCCACATATTCTTGTGTTAGTATTAAATTACCCTGAGAAGAAGCAGTTAATGTTTCGCCCACCAATGAAGCATTAGGCACAGAAAGGGTGGCCAAGCTTGTCCCATCTCTTCCATTAATTTGCAGAATGGCCGTTTTATTCTCCTTACCATCACCCAAGAATGAGTAACCGCTTGCCATGAAGGCTTCATCAACATCATATTGCACACTTGCAGTTATTTCCAGTGGTGGAATAAATGATACCCCAATAGGAGATTCCGAACCCACGCTATAGTAAGGCTTGCGATTACAGCTTACGGAATAATCCATGCCTATAACCCTGTTGGAACTTGTCCAGTCGGAGGTAATACTCATTGATCCTTGGGTTGGAACATCAATGGCAGGATGGGCAACATTTCCCGAAGCGCTGTAACCGCTTCTCATTTCATCATAAACAACAATATTGGCATTGACCTGA